GGGCTGATGGCATTCAACCCCCCAGACACCTTCCACTGGTTGTATAAGTTCTATGTCAAAGAGATCGAGGAGAATCCAAAGCGTTCAAAAGAGCGTGAGTGCTTTGCGAACAATACTTACGAAAATATCCGTAACCTGCCAGCTAACTACATTGAAGAGCTAAAAGACACCTATACCGGGGATGAACTTAACCGGATGCTCTATGGAGAATGGGGCAGCGTGTCGAACGACTGGGCAGTCTGGCCTGAGTATAGAGAAGCCATACATGTATCGCCACAGCCTATTGAGCCTGTTGTGGGGCTGCCTATTTTACGTTGTCATGACTTTGGGATGTTTGCGGGCCTGACTTTCCACCAATTTGTAGAGGGTCAGTGGAGGGTTCTTTATCCAGAGGTTCTAGAGTTTGGTAAGGGCGCTGAGCAGATGGCGCCTATAGTCCATTCAGTATCTCAAAATCACTTTCCTAATTTCACCTTTATGGATAAATCAGAGCCATACGCTAAGAACAGGCAAAGTGCAGATGCATCACTGACCTGTCAGTCGGTTTTCAAGTCTCACGGCATTCTCCTGGACGTGGGACATAATTCCTGGGCGGATCGAATGGGGAACGTTTCCTTTTTTCTTTCAAGACTCGTGAGTGGAGAGGGGGCGTTCCTCATCGATCCAAGGAATGAAATGATCAGGTCTGGTATGGCAGGCGGCTATCGCTTTGTTGAAGGGGCCCCCCAACGAACGGCGCAGTATGTCGAAGATAGCGAGTTTACCCACCTTTGTGACACGTTGCAGTTTGCTGCCTGTGAATACAAACGAATGGTTGGTCGGGCAAAAACCGCAGTCCCCCGTAGAGAGAAGAAATACGATTTTAGTTCCCGGGTTGTGCCTAGACATCATGTCACTGGAGGGAAAGCTCATATGAAAGGACGAGGTCGTGGTTGAGCAAGATGAGTTTAGCTATGAATTGATCGGTGACACTGAAGATGGTATCGTTGAGGAAGAATCGAAATGCCGTTTATGCGGTGTAGCGATGAAGCAAACAAGCATCAATCTAGGACTTGGTGCTTGTGTTTCCTGTCTAGGTAAAAATTCTCAAAGGCGCGGTAGAAAGCTCGGTAAAAGGCGGACAAGGTATAGTTTTGTCTCGCCCTATAATGCTTATTTGCGAGAAAAGAATCTTGCAGATAGTTAAGAATAGCGAGGTTATCCGTGCCAGAACATAAAGACGACGACGCAATTCTAAAGGCTATCAAGGCCTACGAAGACGAGTCAGAATCTGCACGTGAGTATCGAAAGTATCGTAATACTTTCAACTGGAACATGTGGAACCAGAATCAGGACTACACCTACAAGGAAGAGGATGAGTCCCAAGAGTTTGTCCCCATTCTTGATGGGATGGTCGAACAGCTGGTTTCTACTGTACAGGATGCCCTCACAGGTCGATCAGATGACTACTTTGCTGTTAAAACCGGCATTATTGAAGATGAAATCTTCGACCGGGAAACCCTCAGAAAACTGATTCTCCACGCGAATGACCAGGCCAAGCTTATCCCTCGTTTATCTGAGGCGATTAAGTACGTTGGCTTAGATGGTGTTGTTACCGCTAAGGTGGGGGGAAAGATCGATGAAGTCCCTCACTTCAACGCTCCTTTCATGGTCGAGTTCGTAAAGGACAAAGAGACCGGCAAGGTGGACGTAAAGCGGAAGGCCGTCAAAAAGAAAGACAAAGATAAGCCATTCAAGAAGTGGATCCCCACTATCGACATTCTTGATTTCGATGATTTCCACTATGACCCACAGCCGCACCCTGATGGGGATAAGCTGTATGAGATCCACGTCGTAGATCGTGACTTACATGAACTAATCCACATCAATGAATACGAGAAGATCTATGACAAAGACGCGTTAAAGGCTCTTAAGAGTAGTGCAGGGTCCGGGGGCAGTGCAGACGCTACGGATCAAGAGCGTCAGGAGCGCCGTAATAACCAGGCTGATATCCCAGACATTCAAGATATGCCGTTCCGTAAGCGGGTAACGCTTAAAGAGTGTTGGGGAACATTCCTAGATCCAGACGGTGAAGTTCTCAACATGAATGGCGTGGCAACCATTGCAGATAATAAGGTGGTGCTTCGGAAGCTGGCAGATAATATGCGCATGGATGGTAAATCACCATTTGTTACCGCATCGCTTATTTCTAACCCTAAGTCACCTTATCCCAAGGCTTTGTTGGATGGTTCCGCCTCTCTTCAGAAGGCATACAACGAGCTCTTCAACTTGTTGCTAGATGGGGCTTTTAACGAAGCTCACAACATCATCGAGGTGAACCGAGATGCTTTGGAAGAGCCCGAACAGGCTTCTGATGGTTTTCGACCGAATGAGCCGATCATCACCAATAACCAAGCCGGGGGTGCTCCAGCGGTACGTGTTTCCCAGACTGGGCGAGTCCCACAAGGTGGATTGGCTATGGCTGATGTTGTACGAGCAGCTATTTTTGAGTCCGGGCTTTCAAGCGAACTCCGGGCAGGCCAGCTACCACCGTCTAGCGCAAAAGCGACCTCGATCGTTGAGGCTCAACAGGCAATTAATGGGGTATTTGCTGGCTTGACCCGGATCTTCGAAGACAACTTTGTAGTCCCGCTCATCCAAAAGAACTTTGCTAACTTCCTGCAGCATGTAGGGAAGGGTTACTTTCAGGATGCGGACATAGTCGGGTTAGTAGGAATACAAAAAGCACAGCAGATCTTTGAATTGAGCGATGAAGAGCGTTTTCAACGAGGCACCTCTGCCGGTAAGGTGGTTGTTCGGGGTATTTCAGGGTTTGTTAACCGGATCCGGGACTTCCAAAAGCTCACTACCCTCTTAAATACTGTCTTCTCAAACGAGCTGCTTACTGCTGAGTTCCAAAAGGAAAACTCACCTGCGAAGATTATTGACGAGATTATGCGAAGCATCGGATTTAAGGCCGATAGCATCCGACTGTCAGATCAGGAAAAGAAGACTAAGCAAGGGGTTGATGCAGCCGTCGCCAACGCAATACGCCAAGCTGGAGCGCAGGGCCAGCCTCAAAATGGATCTTCAAACGGGAACGGCGCAAGTGCCCCAGCGCAGAATGTAAGCGAATCAAATCTACCGGACTTACCGGGAACTGAAGTTCCTCAAGGAGCAGTAAACTAATGGTACTTGTAAACATGCAATTTGGTGAATCTGAGGAAGCTTTCCAAAAAGTCTTTATGATGATGATGGAGGCCCAGAAAATGCAGATGATGAAAGAGGAAATGATGCGAGAAGAGATGAAATCTCAAGAAGCTCTGTTCTTTGGTCGTCGTGCAGATAATCGTAACGTCGGAATGCCGGGCAACGGTGACTTCCTTTGCAATATGGAGTTCTAAGTGGGCGTTGGGCAGTCAGGAAATGGTGGATCAGGAAGCGGTGATGACCCAATGTTTGACTCCGAAATTGTAGTTTCTTTTGGTCGTAATTCTGCAAATGCGACTAATATTTGGTTGCGCTTACCTGGGAACGTTCCAAGCAACTTATCCCCTTTTAGATTTCTATTCGACGTAGAGCTTGTTGGGATTTCTTCTACCACTGAAGATGTAGAAACGTGGGATGTAGAAATCTACACGGGTACTTCTGTTCGTTCTGGGGGCGTGCCTAACGATGCAGATAAGATTACTGAAATGCTCAATGTGTCAGCAAACAGTAACGCCTGTATTTTATCACCCTCTATTGAGATATCTGCGGGCACAGAATTAGGGGTGTTTTGTCGTGGCACAAATATCAGCCGTCCAACCGTTCACTTGTGGTTTCAGAGGTAATCTATGTCACAGTTTTTAGTTACCACCAGCGGCACATTAGATCCTGTAGTTCTCCAAGATCTTGGAGGCCGTACAATCCCTCATCCCACGACTGATTTAGATCTACTGCTTGAATTTAGTAGGGATGAGCTTTCCGAAAGTGCGGATCTGACGGATGCATTAGATAACGGTCACCTTACCGCTACTAGTGATGGTAGCACCCCTATAAGTGACCCGGACGATGTGTTTGTGAAGCCCGGAGATAATATCTCTGTTCTTACAAATGATTCATCGTTTTTGACTGAGACCACACATGATGCTTTACCTGCGGACAACCCACATAGTGTAACAGCCGCTCAAGTGGGCGCAGACCCTTCAGGAACTGCAGCATCTGCCATATCTACTCATGAGGCCGCTGCTGACCCTCATAGTCAATACCTTACTCAGGCAGAAGGGGATGCGGCCTATGCTACTATAGGTCAAGGTGGAAATGCAGATACGGCTTTGCAACCTGGGGATGATATATCTGAATTGAATAATGATTCAGGATATCTTACAGAAACTAGTCATGATGCACTTCCTTCTGATAACCCGCATGGGGTTACAGCGGCACAAGTAGGAGCCGATCCTAGCGGAACAGCATCTTCTGCTATAGCAACCCACGAAGCGGCGGCAGATCCTCACTCACAATACCTAACAGCTGCCGAAGGTAATGCAGCGTATGCGACGGCTGCCCAAGGAACGTTAGCTGACAGTGCATTGCAGTCCGGCGATAATATTTCTGAATTAACCAACGATTCGGCATTTCTTACGGAATCATCGCATGATGCATTGCCGGCAGACAATCCACACAGCGTTACAGCAGCCCAGGTCGGGGCAGATCCAACGGGGACAGCTGCATCAGCTGTCACATCACATGAGGCTGCATTAGATCCACACCCTCAGTACCTCACCCCAGCTGAAGGGAACGCTGCATACGCCACCGCAGCGCAAGGAACATTGGCTGATAGCGCACTACAGTCAGGTGACGATATATCCGAGTTGAATAATGATGAAGGCTTTGAAACTCCTTCAGAATTAGACGCTAGGGATACGGCTAACCGCAACAGAACAAATCATACAGGCACACAGTCGATAGAAACGTTGACCGAGTTACCAGCTCCAACGGCAGCTACTGCGGGAGTCATCTATTTTCCACGGGTGAACTCAGCAGGTGACGGTTACGAGTTTTTTAGACATTTTCAGCAGATTGATGAGCGAACGACTGGCCTTATTAATCAACAAAACGGTGTTTATGAGCCCTTTTTGACGGCCAATTACACGATCCCAGCTACAGACGATTACCTAATCGAGTTCTCTTACATTTACAGCCTCAACAATACGACTCGGAACTTTGAGTGCCATCTAGACATTGATGGGACGGACATTTACCCCTTGCACATAGAACCAAAAGATTCTGCAGGTGCTGGGCAAGTGTTATCAATTATATCAGGGGGTGTAGAGGGGCCAGGAACTGTTAATAGTGGGACGGATCAGTTTCTAAACAATGCAGGATCTTTAGAAGTGAATCTTACATCAGGGGATCACACCATCATTATAGAGTTTTCTGGTCGAGGCGATACGAATCTAGAGGCTGCCATGTATAGAGCATTACTTAAAGTAACGAGGATCCCATAATGTCAGAAGAGATATCAGAGTATCGAATCGGGTCGCTAGTTGCAGAGGCTTTTGACGACTGGTCATATTTTTCGGTCGATTTTAAACGTCACCTCCGACCTGAATTTGCACTTACAAAAGAGGTAGATTTTGATCTTGCAACCTTTCGACCGCAGATCGCCAGCTACTATCACAATGGTGTGCTCATGGCACAGCTTCGTTGGGTATTTAAAACGGATGCAAATAATCTTGTGACCTTAAGGCGGGAAGAGATTTCTTACACGCTACTAGATGGGTCGCAGGGGCCTTGGTTCACTATCAAGAATCAGATTTACAATATCGCCCGGTCTGACCACAGAAGCCAAATGGTACAAGAGCGAGAGCGCACTAGGCGTGATCTTATCAACGACATATCGATTATCGTTTTCGGGGTACTGCCGGTTATTCGGCCGGGGCAAGATCCTAATCAACTCGGTGGCGAACTATTTGATCGTTACAGTAGCCAATTAAATGCGTTCTATAAAACTGGTGGCGATTTTTTCAAAGCTGCCATTCAGAACGATACGCTTTCGGATTGGCTAGACGAACCTTTCCCACAAGAGCCAAGCATTGATGTGAGAACCTATGTTATATCGAGGTTGCCAGCATGAGATTTGTAGTCGCTATTATCAATTCTATAATCTGCACCCCTCCACTCTTGCTTGTGCTTATTAATGGATTTATCACCTATTTGATTGGTCGGATTTTCAAATTTAAAAAGACTCGTGAATACGGACTAGAAATCATGATTACGGTTGATGAACTTGGTGGTGTAATTATGACTCTTGGAAGACGCGAAGAGACTATCAGTGCAAAAACTGGCCGTGCTATGAATACGGGAGACCCTAAATGGTTTGTCCCTCCATTTTGTGCTGCATTAGATAAAGTGGCGGAATGGATGGGAGACCCCAATCATTCTAGAAATGCAGTGGACCCTGAATTAGAAAAGAAGCTTAACGCAATGCCTGAGCATTGGCCTTGGATGAAAAAGCGAACGAAGCTAAAATTAATGGCTGAACTTAATCAAGAGGCACCAATTGAATAAGGCCCACATTCTCCTGCGTCGCAAGAAATTGACGGCTTTACTTACTGCTGATGGCGCAACTGGTCAGCTTTCTGAAAGAAGAGCTAATTTTATTGCTGGCGCATTGCGTGAATTAGACGAGCTAGAAAAAATGATCGCCAAGGAAAATCAGGCTCTTGCGGAAACTTTTGAATCTCCTGAGAAAAAATAGTTGCGTCTAATATTTCAAATAAGTATATTTATTTCAGAAAACCTTTGTGGAAGTGGAGTCTTATGCAGCAGGAAAAGGTAATAGAGTCATCTACGACGGAAGAAATCCCTGAACGCCGAGTTTTTGGACGTCATCCAGCGGAGACCTCT